TACTTGGACAAGAGTTTCTGATGTTAGATATAAAGAAGAAATACAAGATAATAACGATTGTGGTTTAGGTTTTATAAATGACTTAAGACCAGTTACTTTTAAATGGAAACCAAAATCAGAAATACCTACTACTTTTCCTGATTATGATGCTGAAGCTACAACAAGGAAAAAAGATAAAAAAATGTATGGATTGATTGCTCAAGAAGTTAAAGAAACTTTAGATAAACACAGTATCACAGACTTTGCTGGGTGGGATCAAATTGACGATGGAATACAAACTATTGGACAAAGTATGTTTGTTTATCCTCTCATCAAAGCAATACAAGAACTCTCGGCAAAAGTCGAAGATTTAGAAAATAATAATAATAAGGAGTAAAAAATGGCAGTAACTAAAACGCTAGTAAAAACCATTCCCTATGTCAAATCCAGTAAAGTGGAGAAATGGCATTTGGAAATGCAATATGAAAACGATAGCGAAGGTGATGCAACTTACTATACCAGTACGTTCACTATAGACGTAAACGCTTCAGATACTGATGCTAATGGTAATGTTACAAACAACTTTACCAAAGCAGCGAAAGGTACGTTTAGTAAGTCAGACTTAACAGCACTTTGTCCTACTTCAGAGTGGGATGCAGTATTTGCTAGTCAAGTGGATTCGGTTATTACGAACCCAGTAGTAAATCCAGTGCCTGACGAGTCATTCGCAGTCCCTAGTTAAATTTAATGGAACTAGAATTACCTGACAAACATCAGGTCGACATCTACACGATGCCGGCTGTATTTATGCTGAAGGCTAAAATACCCGATAAGTTAGTAGACGGCTTAAACGACTATCTGGATGAATTACGAGAAGATGAGGAGAGGGAATCCCTAGCTAAAACCTTAGTGGGACAAATCCATCAGGGCGAACAGCTAAATATTCCCCCGACTGACGATGAGCGTGTGCAACCTTATGTAGCGTATTTGTGCGATTTGGGAGTGACTTATATTAACCACTTTAGCCAGTCTACAGGGGTTAAGTTTAAGACCAATAAGCAGGTAGCTTTAGACGAACTTTGGTCGGTGCATAGTTTTGAGGGGGATTACAACCCCATTCACGATCACGGCACTAAGACGCTTATGGGTATTTCCACTACGACTTGGACTAAAGTACCCCAACAGATTTTGGATCAGCCGACATCAGGTACACCTGAATACAGTTTATACAACGATTCAGGACACAGTGATGGCTGTTTAGCATTTAGTTACGGAAAAAATAGTCTAACAGATACGGATAGATTATTTCCACCACAAAGTTGTGTGATCAAGCCAGAGATAGGGGTACAGTATATGTTCCCATCAGGCTTACAGCACATGGTATATCCTTTCTTCGGAGAGGGTGAGAGAAGAACCGTCGCAGCAAATTTGAATTGCTGGGACATACAGGAACAACAATGACAGAACAAGTAAAAGAAGAATATCAACATTGGGAAAAGGAAGAAGTAATAATAGACCCCGTAGAAACTACGGAAGTAGATGTAGACCCTATAGTTAATGTAAAAGTAGCTTATATAGATAATTTACAGCAGGAGATTCAGGGGATTCAGGAACAGATGGCTTCTTTACAATATCAATTAGATATACGAATAACAGCTTTAGCTATGTATCAAAGTACACTGGAGCCTGAAACGGAAGAAGAACCAAAGTCGAATGGGGAAGATAAGACACCTATGGAAGAAGCTAATGAAATGGTAGAAAAAGCAGAAGTAGATGAGTCAGACAGTTGATAATTTAGAAGTGAAATTAAAAGCACATGAGGATGTGTGTGCAATACGCTATGAGAATATAGAAAAAAGACTGGAAGCTGGCAGTAAACGCTTTGACAAAGTAGATAAGTTAATACTTGGTTTGTATACAATGTTTTTAGGATTTACTGCTTATTTGGAGTTTTTAAAGTAACAGGAGACATGAATGCCCTTAATTCCCCTACGTTTCCGTGCCGGTATTAACCGGGAAGGAACTGATTACAGTAACGAAGGAGGTTGGTACGACGCCAATTTAGTTCGTTTTCGTAAGGGTTATCCTGAAAAAATAGGAGGATGGAGCAAAGATGTTTCTTCAACGTTTAAAGGCAGTTGTCGCGCATTACATGCTTGGGTAGATTTACAGGGAACAAAATGGCTCGGACTAGGTACCCATCTTAAATATTATGTCGCTGAAGGGAATACATTTAATGACGTAACCCCTATAAGAAAAACTACGACCAATGCAGCTACGTTTGCTGCTACTAATGGTTCTTCCACTATTACAGTAACCGATAGTTCTAACGGTGCAGTTACTAATGATTTTGTTACTTTCAGTGGTGCTTCTTCGTTAGGCGGAAATATTACGGCTACAGTAATTAATCAAGAATATCAAATTAAGTTAGTAACAAGTGCCAATACTTATGAAATTACTGCAAAAGACACAGATGGAGATGAAGTAACTGCCACTGGTAGTGACAGCGGAAATGGAGGAGGAAGTGTTACTGCTGTTTACCAACTTAATACTGGCTTAGATACTTATGTTGAAAGTACAGGGTGGAGTGCTGGTACATGGGGGGGCTCAACATGGGGAAGTGCAACAGCTCTAAGCTTTACTAATCAATTACGTCTATGGTCGCATGATAATTTTGGGGAAGATTTATTATTAAATCCACGCAACGGGGGAATCTATTATTGGGATGCCAGTGATAGTTACACTACTGTGCAGCGAGCAGTTAATTTAACCAGTGAGACTAATGCTAATTTAGTCCCTACTGTAGCTTTACAAGTTGTAACCAGTGATGTGTCTCGACATTTACTGGCACTGGGGGCAGACCCTATCTCCGGAAGTTCACGCACCGGTTCGGCAGACCCGTTGTTTGTGTGCTGGTGTGATCAAGAAAACCTAGTGGAATGGGAGCCTAAATCCACTAACAGTGCTGGTTCTTTTAGATTGTCTGCGGGTTCAAGTATCGTGGGCAGCTTACGTGCACGTCAAGAAATATTAGTGTGGACTGACAACGCCATGTATCAAATTTCTTACGTTGGTTTACCGTATGTATTTGCGCCTAATTTAATTAATGAAGGCACCGGGATGATTGGACCCAATGCGTGTGTTAATACGCCAAAGGGGGTGTTTTGGGCAGACTTGGGAGGATTTTATGTTTATAACGGCTCCGTTCAATTGGTTCCTTGTAGTGTCCTTGATTATGTATTCAGTGACTTAAATAAAACTCAAGCTTATAAAGTATTTGGATTTTCTAATACCTCATTTGATGAAGTGGGTTGGTTCTATTGTTCCGGTAGCAGTGATGAAATAGATAAATACGTGGTGTATAACTACGAAGATCAAACTTGGACTATTGGACAATTAGCTAGACAAGCATGGTTAGATGAAGGAGTCGCTCGCTATCCGCGTGCTACCTCAAGCACCGGTACGGTAGCAGCAAGCACAGGCTACTTATATCAACAAGAAGATGGGAATGACGCCGATGGTTCGCCTATGGATAACGTCTATATAGAATCCAGTGATTTCGATATTGCCGAAGGAGAAGAGTTTCAATTTATTAACCGTATTATTCCGGATGTTAATTTCACTGGGTCTGCCGGTACGCAGCAAATTAATTTTGTTCTCAAAACGCGCAATTATCCGGGAGCCAGTTTAGCTACCAATTCCACCAATAACGTGACTAACTCCACTGAGAAAGTGAATGTGAGAGCCAGAGCAAGACAAGCGGCGTTGCGGGTACAATCCGATGACGATGCTGACAGCGGTGTACGCGCAGGCGTGGGCTGGCGTTTGGGTGTATCGCGTATGGACGTTAGACCTAATGGTAAAAGATAATGGGTAGATTGTTAGAGACTCGGTTGCCTAACGCAGTAAATGGTGAGGTAGATGGGGCATTATTTAATCGCTTAGTACGTATTTTACAGCTGAATTTAGAGTCATTTGATCCCAATGCCACTCCCGTATTTACTGTTGTTTTGCGTGACCAGAATCAATTTAACGCGGGCGATATAATATGGAATGTTTCTGAGAATGCGTTAGAAGTTTTTAATGGTAAAAAATGGGTTAATATAACTGATTCTGATGCAAATGGTTTAGAGGCAACCGGAGGCGTGGGTAAGTTAAGTGTAGTAAACAATGGAACGATTAGTATAACGTTATGATAGGTACTTCAATGATGGGCGATTTAGGCGGCGGCTTCGGCGGTTTAGCCTTAGATGTTGGTCCTCCACAATCGGCTCAACAGAAACGTATTGCCAGAGATAAAGTTGTAGCTGGTATTCCCACAGCAGGAGTAGAAGAAGTTGTTACTAGCACTCCTGTTAACAAACCTTCTTTTCGTGAAAGACGTGCAGCACGTCCTTCTTTCCGAGAAAGACGTATGCCAAGGCGTGCACAGCGTCAGGCTTACCGCCAAGCAGGTGGACGTCCTATGATGGATTGGATAATCGGTGGGGATTGGGGTAAGAAAGCCGATCGCCGTAGTTTTTTAAAGAATGCTGCTATGAACATAGCTGGAATTATGAATCCGGCGTTACGTATGCCTATTATGGGATACCAAATGTACGAAGGGATGAAAGATTTAGACCCTTCTAAAAGAAGACAATATTTAGCTATGAATCTAATGAGGGGACCTTTAGGACGTAGATTTGGACCCGGAGCTAGCGCCTTGGGAGGAATTATGGCGTTGAGACAGGGTGCTCCTAGAAGAAGTATATTATCTAATTTATTGGCAGCCAATGCACCGCGTGGTTATCGTGATATAGCGGGCGGTATCGCCAGCATGATGAGTGATACCAGTGGTAAAAGAACTTGGGGGCAGACAGCTCGCAATGTTGGAATGGGTAGAACCTACGGGTATCTCGCTCAACAATTTGGTAATCAACTATACAAACGAGGAGTTGATCCGCAATTTATCCCAATAATGGCTTCTAGTATGGCTAGAAAAGCCACACAGGGAGTAGGTAGTATTTTTCCGGGAGGACCGGGTAAACCATGAGATGTATAACAACAGGACAAAAAGCGTGAAACGCGATAAACTTAATAAAAGAGGATAGATATGGCTGAAGATAGTTGGAATTGGAATGCACCTGATTATGGAAATGATTGGGGAAATATTATGGACGACGATTGGAGTCTTACTGATACTTCCAATAGCTGGGATGATATGTTTCAACCAATTGGAAATGATATTGATTGGGGCAATTTTGATTTTGAAGAAGAATGGGGCGCTCCGTCTCTTTACGATGATCCCTATACAACAGATGCTTATGGTAATACTTGGAACATGGAAGCTCCTTCTTGGAGCGATTATGGCGATATTATGGATGAAGGTTGGGGAATAGATCAAGACTGGTCTTTACCCGGTCCTTCTCTGCGAGAATTGTTAGGAGAAGAAGTAAATTATGGTGACGATCCTTATGATGTCAGCATTGGCTCTGGTATGGATCAATATTTTGGAGATCAATACGGAGACGCATGGCGTTCTCCTTGGGCGCAAGGTGACGATCCATTAGCTGGATTTAATTTTGATGCAGAAGGTAATTTAGCACCTTACGATTATGGAATAGGATCATTATTTCCGGGCGCAGGTCCGCAAGCACCTCAAAGTCAGCCATCTCAAGATCAGCAAGCACCTCAAGGAGGACCTGTAAGAGATTTCCTTGGAAGTGTCTTTGGAGGTATTATGCAACCAAGAGGACCCGGTGGCGCGATGCGTCCCCGTAGTCCATTCATGGGCGGAGCAAGTTTTACACCACCTTTTATTAAGCGTATTGGTGATGCACTGGGACTCGGAGGAGGCTCTGGGTTAGAAGATTTTTGGAAAGAAGGGTATGGAGAAGGCGGACAAGGCGGCTTAATGAATCTTATCCCCGGTCTTGGCGGCGCTCTCGGAGGCGACGGTAAAAGCGGCGGTATGGGCGGTCTAATGATGCCCCTCGGTCTCGGTATCTTGGCAGCGCAAGCCGCTAAAGATGACCGCGGTGTGGATTTAACCCCTAGCGTGACCATGGACCCACTCGGCAGATACACAC